AAAGCAAAAACTACCCTCTGATATTTGTCCAAAATTAAAATTTTACTAGGGTCTCTATAGATTAGATTAGAAAGTGTTCTTGGGAAGATCTGTTCCTTATAATTAAATCCAGTAGTAGCTGTGTCGTTTATAGATTCAGTTACATCAAAAACATTCTCAGTTTGATCAAATAAATAATATCTTCTTTCCATATCTCCCTTTGGTATACCTCCCATAATAGAAATGTATTCAACAGAGGTTTGACAAGGAGCATACTGATAATTTCCAGCAGAGCTAATTAAACGTTTTCTATACCCAGAGCATCCAAGATTATAAGCTCTTTCAGAAGCTTGTGTAGAGGTAGGATAAAGATCATCTAAGGTATCAAAATTAGTCGTATAGTTTTTATACGTGTAGCCTCCTTCATTCTTCCCTGAAGAATTGCTCGAAGGAACAACTTTATAGTTATTGTATGCGTTTTTACCTTCCTGATTGAATTGTGGTGAATAATCTAGTGCCATGATTTATCTATTTGCAGCTATTAATTGTGCTTTAGTTTCAGCATTAAGTTCAGAAAGATAATTAACAGGGACAAATCCACTAATTGAAATATTCAAAGCAGAAGGTTTACCTGGTACTACCCCAAGTTCATAGTACATCCCATTTCTATCGTTCCATCCCCCTCTCAAAACTACTAGTTCTCCCCTCCCAATAATAATGTCTCCGAATTGATCAAATCCTATATTAGTTGTAAGCTGACTTGTGCTAACGTTAGGGAGGAAATCTACAGTTGCATGGTAAGCTTCATTGGCTTGTCCTACAAAATAGAAGCTAACCGAGTCAACCCCAGGAATAGATTCTATAAGAGCAATCATATCAGACTTTGGAATTTTATCTCTTCTCTTTAGATTTATCATGTAAGAAGAAATAGAAGCTTGAATCTTATCTTTAATAATCTCAGGATCATATCCCTCGAAAACAGTTAGAACTGCGTTTCCTACAAACCTTTGAATAGTAGGCTCTATTATTTTAACAACAGTAGTTGCTATCATAGACCCTGAATCTTCAATAAGATTTAAAATTGCCAATTTTTGTGCATTCGTCAAAAGAAAACTTGAAAGAGGAATACTAAAATAGTCCTCATTAGAAGATAAACCTATCGTTATATCAGGAATTAAATACAAGTAAACAACATTATCGTCATCTAAGTATTCATCATCAAAGGTAGAAAATGCTTGTATCTGAGAAAATATATTAAATCTCTGTAAGTAAATTTCATAGTTTCCAGCATTAGCAAAAACAAAAGCTCTGCTTGTCTTCGGAGCTGCAAGTCTTGTAATAGAAATTGGTTCTTCATTAGCTCCAAAAGAAGGATCTACCGTATTGACAATTTGAAGGTAGTCATTAAGATTTACTTCTGCCCCAAATAAATCAGTACCTGTATCTAAAAATCTGTAAGTAATTTTACTGGTAGAGGTAGATCTAAGATTTCCAGCAAATCCTAGAGTTTGTAAATATTGAACTTTAATCAAAGATCCTCTTGGTGGAACTTTTCCAAAATTAGAATTTCCAAAATAAATGTCTATTCCCTCGCTAATTCCGGTCTTTACTAAATACCCTTCTCCCTGAAGAGGAATATCATAGAGAGAATCATATTTTTTCCATTTGTTATCGTTGACTGTAGTGTTGATATAAAATTGATCAACAAGAGATCCTCCTTTGATTGGGATGTTAAAACTTTGGAGTGCAGCCCCGTTTCCAGTAAATATAGTCTCATTAAAAGTTCCTTGCACAATTTTAAACCTAAAAGAATTTCCTCTGGTTAAAGGAATCTTTACTCTAGGTCCATTTAGAATAATAGTATAAACGAGTCCATTTTGATCACATTGGATTCTGGTATTTTCCTGTAGTAAAACTGCTCCGCCTCCAGTGGTAGTTGCTTTAGTGTTCCAGGAGACTTCAATTTCACCTTGGGCTCCCATGGCTCTTGCAGGATCATATCCTGCTATTCTAGCCAAACTTCTAACCGAGTAGTCTCTAGTAGCTTCATAGATATTTAATTCTGTAATCGAATCTTCGATGAAGTAAAGAATTAGCTGGGATAGGTTTTCAAGAACAAATAATATTTGTCCCCAAGCAGAAGCAGTCGTAAAGACATTTCTTGTTTGATTGAAAGTTTGCTGCAAGAAATTATAGGTCGTGTTTAAAAGACCTCTAATTAAAATATTATTTTTCTGAAAAATATTATTCATCTATGTTAATTATGTTACCTGTAATGTTATGATTGGACTCTTTGTTGATTGAGAGGAAATATAAAAATCTATTGTGGCTATATCCCTCATAGTTCCCTGATAAAATTTCAAATCAAAGTATCCACCAAGTTCATAGAACAAAGTGCAATAAGTGTTGATTTGAAAATCTATTTCTTTTTTGATAGAAGTTTCGGAAAGCTCCAAATTAAAAACTAATTCATCTAAGCTAATTCCAAATTCAGGGTCACCTAAAACTTCTCCTTTGTTGGTTAAAAGAAGCATCTTCAATTGACCTATGCAGATCTCGATGGGATCTGTAGTTTCAAGTATTCCTTCTTTATATCCGAAGTCTCCTGGATCTCTATTGTAAATCTCTATCATTGGGATTTTTTATTTCCCATTATATATCTACGTTTAGAAACTGGGGTAAACTAATGAATTTTAGTTAAGATTGGGGTTAGGGAACCCTGTATATTAGATTCTTCCCCTGGGAATATAAGTAATTCTTTTAGATGGTTTCTAGCAAAAAGGTTTCCTAAATAAAAAAATTAATTCCACTGAAGGAAATATGAAGGAGTATTCTCACCATTTATCATTTCCATTACCTCCTGCATCTCTGCATCTCCCATTGCTTTTATCTCTGAAAAGTTAACTTGAACTCCACCTGGAAGATTATAATTGAAAGCACCAATAACTCTTGCTAAACTTTGCTTTGCTTTTGCTCTGCAGTATCTGGAGAAAAGTTCATCGTCAAATAACTCATGATCTTCAATTGCAACAAAGCAGCTAACTGCCACGGACTTAACATAGTTGTTCGGCCCAGTTCCCACGTTGTTAGGTGATCCTGCAGGATTTCTTCCTAGTATCGTAAGTTTCTTAGTGTTCTTGTTCCATCTGAATGCAAAAGTTTCTAATAAATAAGCTTTAGCTAAATCGAAATAAGAATACATTACTGTTCTATAAACCAAGTTGTCTCCCATAAAAGGAGATAGAAGAAGTTCAGAACCAAGAAGTTTTGAACTCCCAAAGTCTCTGTCGGGGTTTCCAGAAACACCAGGATTATTTGCTTCCCTGACATCGAAAACTGTTACAATCTTATCCGGAAGTTGAATTTGTCTCGTCTTTAGAAATTCTTGTGTAGAAAAAAGAGTAGAACCTAGAACAAAGAATCTTTGCTCTACCGCATATTGATAGTTATCATACATCCAAGCTTTCGCTCTATTGATAATTCTAATTATTTCTTGATCGTTTAAATTGTATGGAAGGGAACAAGATGCGGAAAGATCGTCTTTAATGTCTTGTATTAATTCTGCTTCAGTCATTTTAGTTATAGTTTTTTATACTTCCAGTTTTGATCTTTGAAAGATTGAGGTTTATAAAGAGTATTTGAGTCCTTTAATCTAGAATCGGAAACGAATCTAGCTTTTCTAACGTCATCAAAATCTTTCACCTCTTCAGTTTCTTTAGAAACTTTTGCATTTCTTCCAAGATCTGCCTTTCTAATTACTCCACCTTTTATATTACAGTCTATGGATTTTCCTGCGCAGTCTATATAACACTCTTCTAAACTATTAGAATATTCAGCAGATGTGTTTTTAACTTTGCTATTTTCGATTGTATTTCCTGTTAGTAATTGAGAATCTTCTACTTGGCAATTTTTAACTTTACAAGAATAAAGATTGCAATTGATAACTCTAGATCCTTTGATGTCACAATTAAGAAGGTCAAAATCTGTAATATAAGAAGCATCCCTGCATCTTGCATCTTTTAACTGAAATCTTCCTGTTGAAGTATCATAATTAAAGAACCCGTGACGAACTCCCCCTTCTACGATAAGATCAAAAACTTTGTCTCTGATCATAGGGAAATAAGTCTTGATGTTCTCTTCAAATCCTTTTAGATCCACCAACAAGTGGAAATCTGGATAATTCATGAAGAAAGCTCTAGGATCCGAAAAACTTTTTACTACCTTTGAGTATTCTTTCATCATTTTCTTTAACGTATCAAGATCTTTCTGTGAATATGTAGATCTTCCGCTGAGAATATTATAAAGATGAATTATGACATAGTCAAGAATTTCTCTAATTTCAGATATTTTCTTTTGATAATCTCTACCTCCTAAATATCTGATTTCGATATAGCCGTCTTTTAATTTTGTAAAATTAGCTCCGTAATATTTGTCGTCCGGAAGTTTGAATAACTTAGGATCAATTGTTGTTAGATCGTCAATAGAAGAGAATCTATTTCTAGGAACTATCTTCTTGATTGACTTTGCATAAACGTTATTCATTCTATTTCCAAACTTAGAATAGATCATTCCCTCGTCAATTCCTAAAATGAATTGAAGTCTGTCAAGATTTTCCATTCTCATTCCTACATCTTTTCTCATTTTATCAAAACTGATATTAAACTGAAAAGCACATTTATCATTTGTCCACCCGTTTTCATCTATCCATTTAAGAACTTTGATGAGAACCGGAATTGCTTCGGCATATGGAAGTGGACCAGTGATAAGCTCGTTCATTTTACTCCCCCCTGAATAATCAGGCTCAAGTTTAAAAACGGATTGGGTAACTGGAATTTTTGAGTGGTATCTAGACGAAAGTATTACTTTTTTTCCTAATAACTTAGATAGGGATTCCACAATTCTTCCTCTAACCATATTGGAAAAGAATTCGAATTCAAATCCAATTATGGAAGCATTTAGAGCTTGTAGTCTATCAAAGTGATTTTGGAAATTAGCCATTTACGATGTCTGCAAATATTTTACCCATTACTGGGTCAATCTCATATACTAAAATACCAACTCTGTCTCCAGGTCTGATATCAGCATCTGAGTCTATTCTTTCTTGTGGTATCATAGCCATCAAACCGGATTCTGGTAATTCAACTAAGCAACCATTTTTTCTTCTGTATTTAACAATTGCCGCCATTTCTGAAATTGTTCCTTTTTCAACAGCCTCTTTAATTTCATAAAGCTTAACAATTTTTTCTACAGGTGCTTCAAAGCTAAGAGTTAGTTTATTGTCTTCTTTAACTTCTCTTACATAGAATTCAATTTCGTCTCCAGGATTGAATCCTTGAACGGTTTGATTTGGAAATTCCGTTTTATGAATTAGACCAGTGTAAAACTCTTCCCATTCAACAAACAAGCCAAATGAAGAAGATCCGGTAACAGTACCTTGGTACTTCTTAGTTAAATCTAATTCTTGAATTTTTTGACCTATGATTTTGCTTAGATATTTCTTGTAAGAAACTACGAAAATATCTTTTGGTGCAACATAACCGTCTATCATTACATAGATTGTTTTACCTACTAGAGATTCAAAATCTGTAATTTTATTTGCTGCTGCAAGTGATCCAGGAAGGAAACACTTAACACCCGAAATGTCAACTAAATATCCTCCTTTATTAATTGCTTCAACTTTTGCTGGATAAGCTGTAGAAGCAGATTTAATTTGATCGAAGAATTCATCTTTTAAATTTTGTACATAACAATCAACAATTGATCCATAATAAGATCCGTCTATTTCCTTAATTAAAGTTTTAATGGATGTTCCTATCGTAAAATCAAGACCTTGTATTCCTAATTTCTGAGCATCTTTTCTTTCTTTCTTTAGGTCTAAATAGATTGTTTGACCTGAGTCGGTGTGGGCAAATCCACTATCTTTATCTGTGCTAGTAATTCTGCACGTGTATACTTTTCCTTCTTCTAAATCCTTTCCTGATTCTAGATTTCCGGGATTGATTCCTCTATATGAAGCATATAATTCTGCAGCATATTTTTCGTGGGAATAAATTTTGATGTAGCTTGGGGTTTGGATTTTTTTATTTACGATGAATCCGCTGGGTAGATCCCAGTTAAATGTTTCTGTTTCTTTTTCTAATAGAGAAATTACTTGCATTATTTTTATTGTTTAAAGGGTGATTGAATGTATATATCTTCGTAAAATTCTAATTAAATTAGATTAATTTATCTTTTAGATATTTTATTATATCTGGTAGTGTTGTTGCCCCTCCTGTCAAAATACCCAACTGAATTTGCAATAATCTGACATCTCTCCTCAGATCCTTTACTTCCGTTTGCAGAGTTACTATTTCCTTACGTAAGAAACTTACTTCATCGAGAAGAAAATTCACTTCTAAATACTTAAATAGAATTGGAGAGGTATATCCAGAAACAATTTTTCCATAAATTACAGACAATTTTTCGGACGACAATCCTTTATCACTTGGATGATCCACCGGATCAATATCAAAAGGTCCAAAATCTGGATACCCTTCGATTCCACTTGGTATAGTTAAAGTTAGAGGATCTTCTTTAAAGAAATATATTTCTGATTTTTGTGTATTCCCGTTCGGCAGAATTTTATCTTTTAGAACGAATTCAACATCTGGAGAAATTGCTTTCCCGACTTCTTTACCTACAGGATTAACTATTTTTTGATATGAATTTACAGAAGCTATTACCTCTTGATATTCTAAATCTGCTTTTTTTAACGCATTTGAATACTCAGATTCAAATCTTTCGTATATAATTATAAATTGATCTCTGGTCATGTTCTATTATAGTTTTGTGATTGGATTAATCCCATCCCCCTCACCTCCGATGGAAACGGTCTTGGATTTTGTTGTCTCTATCATTGGTGCAGTAATGCTTGTCAGTTGGCTTTGAGCTGCTGCTATCTGTGTATTCAAAACCGTTAAAGCAGGAATAAGTGGTGAAAATATAGGTATTGCAGAGGTAACTGCAGTTTGAGCAATAGAATAAGTCTGCAAAGCAATCATTACTTCGTTAAGTCTACTCAATAAGGAATTTAGAGCACTTTCGTTATGATCCCCTAAAACTGCTGGTTGTTTACTTTCGTTTTCTAAACCTAAACTAATCTTTCCATCCTTGATGTGAATGACATTAGCACCCGGTACTTTAGAATTTGAGTTCAGATAGACCGAACTATCCATTCTGATGTTTAGCATGCTACCACCAAAATCCGAAACGAATCCTTTACCGTTTTCTCCCCTGGTGAAAAATAATTTCAATCCAGTATCTCCATTTGAATTAACAGCATCCGTGTCATAAATTAGAGATTGAGCTCCCTCATAAGAATTAGATATTTCATCTAGCAGAGCTGGGGCAGTTTCTTTCTCAAATTCATAGAATATTTTATAGTAATTAACTCCATCAAATTGGGTATTGACCACTGCTCCTAGTCTAGGAATTGAAATATTTCCACTACCTAAAGAAGATGAAAAAGAAAGACCAGAAATCTGTTCTGCCCAGGGAATGTCTTCAATTTCAAGTTCGTCAAAAAAACCGAACACTCTGACCCTAGCCCTCCCTTGTTTAAGAGGATCATTTATATCTACTATTTCTCCGAGATGAACGTGAGGATTTGCCATATTATATTATTGGACTAGTTGGTGAATCAGTTTGGTCTGGTGGATTTAAAGTTCCAAGACTTATGTTAAATTTATCTGGACCTTTGGTGTTTCCTAAATCAATAGGAGCCATTGCAATAAAGTCCCCAGATGTCGGTGGGTAAATTTTTCCAATCTCCCCTCTCTGATAGTTAAACGTCGGTGGTGCATAAACTGGAGAAGGAGGTGAAGGAAAGGTATTTTCAGGAGATCTTAATTCAGATCCCGAAGAAATTAAAGTCCCTGGAGAATAAACTTTTCCTATATCTTGGCCAGGAAATATTGAAGCTCCTGCTGGATCCGGGTAGACTTTTCCAGAAGGGTCTTTATAAACTCTATCCGGAACCCCAAGATCTCCTCCTGGAACAGTAGGATAAACATCTCCTGCTGGATCAACATAAACTCTATCTGGAACTCCAAGATCTCTTCCTGGAGAATTTGGATAAACATCTCCTGCTGGATCAACATAAACTCTATCAGGAACTCCAAGATCCCTGCCCGGAGAATTTGGATAAACATCTCCTGTTGGATCAACATAAACTCTATCAGGAACCCCAAGATCTGGTCCAGGAACTCCAGAATAAACGTCCCCACCTGGTGCAGGATAAACTCTGTCGGGAACTCCTAGATCTGGTCCCGGAACCCCAGAATAAACGTCTCCACCTGGTGCAGGATAAACTCTTCCAGGAACACCTAGATCTGGTCCTGGAACCCCAGAATAAACGTCTTTATCCGTTTGTATAATTGGGTAAAGTCTATCCGGTGGACCACCAAGACCCATTGATTGAGGTGTAGGTAGATTTCCTTTAAATACATTATCTATACCTGTATCTGCTGCCCCATTTAAAAAATTCTGAGCATTGTTAAATCCAAATTGGCCACCTTGATTGGTCAATCTGGCTAATTGGGAAGGGTTAAAAGTGTAGATATTTCCGAGTGAAGTTTGATCGATACCAGAAGTAGTTGGGTTTACAAGCTGACTAATTCCTTCGTTTATAAGATCACTAATAGCTTGAGATGTGATGTTAGTTAGTGCCTCCCTTCCTAAGCTAACGATGGTTTCTAAATCTAAAGTGTCAGAATAAATTTGAACCGAGCTTTTATTTTGATCGTATCCATCTGCAAGTACAAGATAATTATTATCCGTTCTGATGTTGGGGAATTGAGTTTTCATTCTAACCTTTCCAACGTGGATCTTAAAAGATTGGGTAGCTGCATTTGGTTGTATCCCTACATCTACAGAAGTTTGTAATGGGGTACTTTCACTAAAATCGAATTCACATTGACTTAGCTCATAAATTAAAACTGGTTTTATCCCGCTTTGATCTTGCTGGTTTCTAAAAGAATCTACTTCGTTCATTAGTCCAGATTGGGATAAAACTCCTCTAGCAAATGAATTGAAAGCATTTCCAGGTGCACCTGGGCCAGATGGTTGTCTTTCTCCTTCTGGGGTATTTGAAATAGCTCCTCCTGGGTTTCTGTCGCTAGTAAGTAAAGAAGTAAGATCATCTAATTGTGAAATTACAGCAGAAGTTCCAGTTAATCTAGTCGTTTTGAAAAAATTTCTAATCTCCGTTACGTAAATCCACATTGTGAATTTTCTCAAATTTCTAGGAACAAGCCATCTCATATTATCAGCATCAAAAGTTGCTTGATTATATAGATTTGCAAGAGCTGTCATTCTTAAATTTAAAGATTCTAAACAATTTATTTTCAGTGTCTTCCTTTTTGTTCTTGCAGGATCGAAAGAATCCATACCCTGTTCGTCTTGAAATCCGGAAAGAGCAATTTGTTCAAGTTTATCTAGACCATCTATGGATTGAAAAAACCAAGGAGCATTTGAATTTATGTTATTGAGAAGGATTTGAAATTGTTTTAAAGCATTTGCTCTTTTTAGACCATTTGATCCTCTATAAGAACCATCTCTCTCAAGCAAATAATTATAAGCAGAATAATAGGTAACATTGCTATTTACGTTTTGGTACTGAGGTTGACCAAATAAATTTTTTGGCATATTGGCAGCACCATTTACACTTGTATAATTGGGGATTCTTAGTAAAGGACTCGGGGCCCATCCATATTCCAGATTTACCGGAAGAGA